TACAAACCAACTACAAGCAGTATTGGTATGTGGGACATTAGATACCAAATGCGGTTGAGTGATTTAACCACTTTTGGATCATATACGGGAGGGTATCACTTACTTTCTTATGAAATGAGAATGAAAAACATAGCTTTGATCGAAGAGCTTCTTACTGGAGAAATACCTATTCGGTATAATCGTCATTTAAACAAACTGTTCATTGATTGGGATTGGCCAAATGATGCGATTCGGGGAGAGTTTATTATCATAGAGGCTTCCAAAATTATAGATCCGAACACTTATTCAGACACTTATAATGATCGGTGGTTAAAAGAATTTGCTACTGCTTTAATTAAAGAACAATGGGGAATTAATTTATCTAAGTTTGATGGTGTGCAACTTCCTGGCGGAGTTACTTTAAATGGTCGAACTATATTGGAAGACGCAAAGGCCGAAATCGACAAGCTTAAAGAGGAGTTGTCTCTTCGTTACGAGCTTCCTGTCGATTTTATGATGGCGTAACTGTTGGAAGGAATAAAAAATGCCTACCAATGTTTATGTTAATAATTTTTCAAATCAGAATGAACAGAGTCTGATTGAAGATTTAATAATAGAGTCTATAAAATTTTATGGTACTGATATATACTGGTTGCCTCGGACTCTTGTGGAACAGGATGCGGTGTATGGAGAGGATAGATTGTCCCGGTTCAATTCAGCAATTGGATTTGAAGTGTACATCAAAAATGTAGAGGGTTTTGAGGGTGAGGGCGATTTTCTTTCTAGATTTGGTTTAGAGATTCGTGATCAAATTACATTCACCACAAGCATACGTCGGTTTCGACAGGTGGCGGGTCCTAGGGACTACAGTACAGATAAGATACGACCTAATGAGGGGGATTTAATTTGGTTTCCATTGGCTAGAGAAGGAACGGGCCATATGTTTGAAATTAAATTTGTGGAGCATGAGGCGATGTTTTATCCTTTAGGAACACTTCCTGTTTATGATCTTAGATGCGAATCTTTTGTTTATAGTAATGAGGTTATTGCTACCGGAATTAAAGACATAGATCATCTATATAATATAACAGCACAAGATTACTTAGTTCCAGAGGGAACAACCACTACAGAACTTCCTTCTGGTCCTGGAGATGATAATGTGGATATTCAAAATGAAGCAAATACTATTTTAGACACATCGTCAAATCCATTTGGAGACTTTTAATTATGTTAGGAACCACTTTTTCACATGGCATCATTAGGTCATATGTTGTGGCTTTTGGTACTTTATTTAACAATATCTCCATCAATAGACCGAGTGATACTTTTGGTATGAGTCAGAATGTAAGGGTTCCAATTTCATATGGACCTAAAGAGCGATGGATGGTTCGATTGACTCAGGACCCAAATTTAGATCGTGATGTGTCTATAACACTTCCCCGAATATCTTATGAACTCATGTCAACAGTATATGCTCCAGATCGAAAACTCAACACTATGCAAAAAGTGACTTTACCTTCATTGGTAGACTCTGGCAAGGCGATGTCTGGATTTTCAGCGGTTCCATATGATTTTGCGTTTACACTTAGCATAATGGCAAGAACTAATGCGGACGCTTCTGCTATAGTTGAACAAATTTGACCATATTTTACCCCAGAGTTTACTCTCACAATAAAAAATATGACGGCCGTGGGTGTAGATGTTGATGCCCCAATTATATTGAATAGTATAAATAAAGAGGATATGTGGGAAGGATCTTTTGATGAAAGAAGAGCGATTATTTGGACGCTAGATTTTACTCTGAAGGGGCTATTTTATGGTCCTATTAAAGAATCTAAGATCATTAAAAGAGCATATGTCGATTTCTTTAATGCAACATCATCGAGTTTGCTAACCGGAAATGTTAATTCTATAGGAACTGGCCTCACATTACAACAATTTCAATTACCAAAGAAAATAGCATCCCCTATTGATAACATATATCAAGGAGGTAAGGTTACTATTTTGGCCGGACCCGGTTCAGGAGATGTGAGAAATATTGTAAGCTATGATGGAACCAATCGTCTTGTTACAGTAAGTACAAATTTTTCAGAAACCCCCAACACACTATCATCATTTAGTTTAGAGTATCTTCCTCCATTGGCTCCTGCATCTGCTTTTACCGAAGCAGAAATTGCAGGGAGTAAAATTGTAGCTAGGGTTACTGTTGAACCTGGAGTAGATGCCACAAACTTTCTACCCACGACAGATAGGACCGCAACATTGGCCCTGGAGGACATCTCAGCTAATATGGAATATGGTTATGTTACTACCATACAAAGTGCAAATTCAACAGGAGGAATATCTCCAATTGATTTGGGATTTATAGATCCTTTTGGGAACTTTGGTAGTGGAGAGGTAGGGGGAGGAATGTGATGAGTATTGATAATAAAGATGTGATTAGAGAAATAATAGACGACACTATGGCTCCATTGAAAACTGTTGCCTCAGAAATTAAAAATATGGAACCTGATTCTAATGCTGTTATTGACGCTAATAATAAAAATGATGATACTGATGTTGATTATAACTTCATTAGGGGAAATTTAAAAGAGCTTGTAGATAAAGGCAACGAAGCTTTAGATGGAATTTTAGAGTTGGCTCAAGAGAGTGAACACCCAAGAGCATATGAAGTGGTCGGCCAATTGATAAAGACTTTGGCGGATGCGAATAAAGACATAATGGATCTCCAAAAAAATGTCAAGAGTGTTAAGGGAATTTCAGGAAAAGGACCCAATAAAGTTACTAATGCACTTTTTGTGGGAAGCACTCATGATTTACAAAAAATGATAAAGCAAGAGTCTTCTAAGGATTAATGGTGTCGAATATTCAGGCTGAAACTAAAACGGGATATTTGGGAAATCCTTTACTTAAAGGGGTGGGGTTAAATGTAGAGTGGACTCCAGACACCATAGAAGAGTATATTAAATGTTCTAAAGATCCTGTATATTTTGTCCAAAGATATGTTAAAATTGTTCACCTAGATCGAGGATTAGTTCCCTTTGATTTGTGGCCATTTCAAGAAAATATGGTAAAGACTTTTCATGAGAATAGATTTACTATTGCTAAACTCCCAAGACAGTCTGGAAAAACAACTACAGTCATTGCATATTTTTTATGGTTCATTCTTTTTAATGAAGATGTGACAATTGCGATCTTGGCGAATAAGGGTTCTTTGGCAAGAGATATTTTGGGAAGACTTCAATTAGCGTATGAAAATCTTCCGGGATTTCTTCAACAAGGAATTAAAGTTTGGAATCGAGGCGATATTCATTTAGAGAATGGTTCTAAAGTAATTGCTGCCTCTACCTCGTCAAGTGCAATTCGTGGTGGTTCTTATAATATGATTCTTTTAGATGAATTTGCATTTGTTCCAAAAAATATTGCCGAAGAGTTTTTTAGTTCTGTATATCCAACAATATCTTCTGGTGCTTCAACTAAAGTGATTATTGTAAGCACACCTTGTGGTATGAATCATTTTTATAAGTTGTGGACAGATTCTTGTGAAAATAGAAATCATTATGTTCCAATTGAAGTGCATTGGTCTGAAGTTCCAGGAAGAGATGTGAAGTGGAAACAAGAAACGATTGCCAACACCAGTAAGGATCAGTTTCGGCAAGAATTTGAATGTGAATTTATAGGATCGGTCAATACTTTAATTACACCTGCGAAGCTGAGAACACTAGCGTATGTATCTCCAATAGAAGCTCGCAGCGGTCTTGATATATATGAACTCCCCAAAGAGGATCGGATTTATACGATGGTGTGTGATGTTTCTCATGGAGAGGGGTTAGATTATTCTGCATTCTCTGTTATAGACTCAACCGAATTGCCATACAAACAGGTGGCAAAATATCGTAGTAGTAATATATCCCCATTGTTATATCCTAATATAATAATTGATGTTGCCAATAAATATAACGAGGCCTATGTTTTGGTGGAGACCAATGACATAGGGCAGCAAGTGGGCGAAATCTTACATGGAGACCTTGAATATGAGAACTTAATGATGCTTTCAACAAGAGGTCGGGCCGGGCAAGTATTGACTGGAGGATTTGGTCCTGGAAAATCTCATGTTGGAATTAGAACGTCTAAAAAGGTAAAGCAAATTGGGTGTCAGAATCTCAAAAATTTAATCGAAGATGAACAACTTATTGTACAAGATTTTGATACTATTTCAGAGATGACTTCTTTTGTGGCAAAAGGAACATCATATCAAGCAGAACCTGGATATTATGATGATCTTGTAATGACGCTGGTTCTTTTTAGCTGGGTTGCACTACAGCCATATTTCAAAGAGATGAATGATGTTGATGTTAGAAAAAGACTATATGATAACAAAATGCAGGTGATAGAAGATGATGTACTGCCCTTTGGGTTTACGGATGATGGGGTAACGATAGAAGATAAATATGTGGATAATGATGGACAAGTATGGCACGTGGTTGACCCATGAGTCCTCTCAAGATGTGATTATTTATAAATATTGTCAGAGTACGCAATTTTATGCATATAAATTTTCGATAATCGAGGAGATTTAAGATGGCCACATTTCCAACCGCACCAGGAGTTCATGTTACCGAGAAGGATTTATCTACAATTGTTCCTGCTGTATCAACTACAGACGGGGCCCTGGTAGGTTACTTCAAGTGGGGCCCTGTTGAAGATATAAAATTAATTAGTAGTCAAGAAGAGTTATCAAATGCTTTCGGAAAACCTTATCGAAATGCTAACGGAACCTTTTTTTGGTCTGCATCAAACTTCTTGGATTATAGTAATAGAATTCATGTGATGCGAGTTTCTGATGGAACTAATGCAACATGGGATGGAACGGCCGCTACTGTACTG